CAATGGCTTCTTGTACGTGGTAGCCTGTGGGGGCCTCAGTGGAGGTTATGATGACACCACACTGACTGAACTCTCTCACATCGCTAAGAAGTACAAGGTTAATGAGGTGGTAGTGGAGAGCAACTTTGGTGATGGTATGTTCATCAAGCTACTGCAACCCGTCATCTCCAAGATACACCCAGTGATGATTGAAGAGGTGAGACACAGTAAGCAGAAGGAACGGCGTATCATTGATACCCTCGAACCTGTCATGATGAGACATAAACTTGTCTTTGACCCAAGGGTAATCGAGGAAGACTACAGGACCGCTCAGAAGTACGAGCAAGCTGTAAGGTTTCATAAGATGCTGATCTACCAGATGACACGTATCACAACTGACAAAGGTTCGCTTAAACACGATGACCGCTTGGATGCACTTAGCATGGCCGTGGGTTACTTCGTGGAACAAATGAACCGTGATGATGTTGATGGTGAGGTTGCACACAAAGAAAGCTTACTAGACAACGAGCTAGAGAAGTTCATCAATCATGTTGATAATCCAACTCAGGTCAGTAAGCCTGTGCTATCTGATGGACCTATAATGTTCACATCATTTAGATGATTCTGGTGGTCCACTGGGGGCGTTTGGCTACCTATGGTCATGAAAACCACCAAAGGCCCCCTCACGGTCCTCTACGGGCCTGTGTGGCCAATCCTGAGAGCATCCTCATACTTGTTGAATAGTTGCTCAAACTTCCATTGGTATAACTGCTGCATCCCCATCAAAGTGTTCATCATTTCGTCTGGGGTAGGATCACGATCACCGTCTCCAATCTGTCTGAACACTGTCTCAAGGTCATTACAGACTGACCAGCAGTCCATAATGTGTTGTTCTAGGTCACTTAGTCTAGCCATTAGTGAGGGCCTTCCATGCTACAGGGAATAGCTTTTGCATCTCCTCGTTGATCTGATCCGCTACTACGCGGCTCTCGTACTGTGTATCACCAGCACAGCGCAGCCTACACATGTCAGCAAGGGCATCTAAGGAACCCGACCAGTACCACTCGGTCATCATGGACTGAGGGAGGACCATACGGGCTTGCTCTGGGGCAACACCATCATGGATCATTTGATCATACAGGTCCAAGACTTGGTTCATTGTTAAGTCAATCCACAGAGGTGGCTGAGACACACCTTCACTGCCCTGCTTCTTATCTGCTGACTTACCCCGCCACACATCAGGTGTGTAGAACTCAGGCTCATCATCCACATACCTCCGACTGATCTCATTCCACCGTAGGAACTTATGTTTCACAAGTTGCCTAGCGACAAAGACAGGAGCCTTGACGTGAAAGGATGCAAAGGCATGACCAAAGGGCGACAGGTGCTTATGTTTAGCTAGGTACTTAATCAGACCTGCATCTTTAGCTTGGAACTCTTCATGCTTCTTACCGAAGCTAACACGAGCAGCATTAACCACAGATAGATCAGACCCCATGTGGTCCACATACGTTACCTCAATCTTTGTCATTATCCTCCTCCCACTGCTCATTCATATCTTCACACATCTTCGCTAGGGCATTGTGCTTGTCAGCTATCTCAATGAGGGAGGAACACATCTCCTCGATAACCTCATTGTTCTTGTAGTTCTCCCAGAGGAGATACAGGGCCACGATGATGAACCCCACGCTAATCAAATGATCTAAATCAATCATACTTCTGGGCCTCCAAGTGTGCCTTGAGGTCCGTATAGCCACCCACATGTAAACCCTCAGGAGAGAAGACTTGAGGCACTGTGGTCATAGGGGTCATCTTGAACATCACACGGAGCCACGGGGACTTGTCGAGGTCGTGATACTCATAGTCAGAATACCTATCGACTAGCAGCGACTTAACCTTGTCACAGTAGAGGCACTTAGAGGTGCCGATGATTACATACGGTTTCATAGAGGGTCCTTACTTTGGGTTTTCTAGTAAGGGTGATTAATTCAGGATCAGGATATCGGATGGATACGCAGGGTGACTATAGGAATAAGGGGGTTGGGATTAATCACCGTGTCTAGAAGAGACCCCAATGTTACCTCTAGTATACTCTAGGGTAAGGAGGGTACCTCTAGGTAGGTAGGTACCTCTAGGTTAGGGGGGACCTAGTTAAGTTCTATAGGTCCTCTAGGTCCTCTAGTTCATCCTCCTCCTGTACCTCCCCCACCTAAACTTAAAATGATAGAAAAATCTCTTAGGTCTTATATATACGTGACCCTGCCCGCACCCCCCCTAGGCACCACGCGGCCACTGGGATCAAAAGGACTTGATAGGGGTGGTGGTATGCCACTAGGTCACAAGGTTGTGACATGATTATGATCACATCACCTTGTTTATATAGGGTAGCAGTCCAACTTAGAGTTTATATGATATGATATGATCAGTGATACAGGATGATCATCATCAGATTAGGTCCAATGTGGTCTCAATTGTCTCTTTGTTTTTCTTCCAGTGTTGGTCTTATTTTTTTGTCTCACTTGCCCACGAGGCAACACGAGGTAACACGAGGTAACACGAGGTAACATGAGGAACCAACAGGTTTCCTATTTTTTTTTCGTTATGTGTAAATTAATTGTTTACATTGCGTAATGATTACTTTAAGACTTAATGTATAGAGAATGAAACAACAGGAACCAACAACATGATAAACAACATCATCATCAACATCACCACGTTACTTGCAACAACTGTATCAATGGGCGCGGGTCCGTTGTTGTGTTTCATTGCTTATCAAGTTGATCCATCACTTGCGCTAGCGGGTCTAGGTCTTGGTGTGGTTGCTGGTCCAATCATTGCGATGACGCTTATAGATATGATTGTGGATTGGTTGGTATGATGTTCAATTTCAGCACCCGCAAGGTTGGCGGTATTCGTTTCATCAAGCTAGGCAAGTTTTGTTTTTCATTTTGCATGACAAAAACATTCACACCAGTAGGAAACTAACAGCATGTCAATCATCGCTGCAATCATCATCACAGTCATCAGCCTAGCGATACCCACAGCAATCGCAATTTGGTTCAACACTTAATCAATACTTACCCAAGGGATACTATTACCATGAACAATTCAGCAATCATTTACCGCGGCCCATCACTTATCGATAACACTCCTATTGTAGTCGTTGCGACCTATTCAAAGCGCAACAAAAAGACAGGCACCATGGTCCAGACATATATCATGGTGGATGGTATGAAACCAACGGATGCTAGCAAGTGTGGTGCTGACTATTCTATTTGCGGCAATTGTCCACATCGTGGCATTGCAACGGATGATCCAACCAAGAAACAAGCAATCAAACGCTCGTGCTATGTTGTGCTTGGTCAAGGTCCAACCATTGTTCATAAGTCTATTGAGCGCGGTGTGTATCCAACAGTAACAGGACACGAGGCAATTGCGGCGCTTGGTCGTGGCAAGATGGTGCGTCTTGGCACCTATGGTGATCCAGCGGCCGTTCCTAGTTACGTTTGGGACAGTCTAATAAGCGACGCTAAAGGTCACACAGCATACAGTCATCAATCGAATTGTGCGACTGCCGAACAGCGTCCCGATATCTATATGACAAGCGCGGACAATGTTGAACAAGCGCAAGCGGCATGGTCACGCGGCGAACGTACATTCCGTGTTGTATCGTCACTATCCGACATTGTGCGCGGTAAGGAAATCAGTTGTCCCGCGTCAAAAGAGGCTGGGCAGCGCGTATCCTGTATCGATTGCAAGTTGTGTGTTGGATCATCCATCGCCGCTAAGTCTATCGCCATCGTTGCTCATGGTGCTGGTGCAACTCACTTTGCCGCCTAATACTTACCCAAGGGATACTATTACCATGAAGAACAACATCATCAACATCATCGCGGATACCATAGGTTGCGCTTGTCTCTTTGGGATTTGCTACGCCGCATTGTGGTTGCCGTATATTTTTCAAACTAACTAAGGAATACAGTCATGACACAAGCAAGCTTTCACACCGTTGAACTAACAGAACCCGAAATCTGCATGATTATAGAGGTTCTAAAATCTGACTGCATATCATCCACATTCAACGAACAAGATTTTGAGGATGTAGAGTTGATGGAGTTTTACCACCACCGCGCAAAGGTTTTGCATGTGTTGAAAGGGTTACCACAATGAAACCCACGAAAAAAGGCATTCAAGCATTGGCCACGCCAAAAGTGATTGCACGTTATGCAATAGAAATTGACAAACAGTTGTATCTAGAAAGCGTAATATTTGATGCTGATTTTGATATCAGTTTAACCGATAGGCCGCGTGAATGGGAAACCGCAATTGATTGGTTGGAAGGGGCAATGTCATGAAACCCACAGGATACCACAGCCAACACATCATCCCGATTGATCACTATTTAACCCAAGCGCGGCGTGACCTCGATCATCTTGATTGGGACGACCCAGAATTCGATGAGGTAAACGAAAGGATCGTTGAGGCATTCGCGATGATATCGAGAGGCGAAACCCATGTCATACGATTTTAGTACAGTCATACAGCGTGACCCTTTCTCGACGGCACTCGCGGCCCTAGTGATCTGGTGGATTATCGCAGAGTGGAGGGATGGCCCTTGACTAGTCTCATTTTAATATCATTAAATCACCATATAGTAAAACTTACCACAAGAGGAAATGACTAATGCTAACACACTTTAAAAGTATCAAGGTTTCACAACCATGCAAATGGATTGGGGTGCAGAAATGATATCACAAACATTGTTTCATATTTTAATGACAACCATTGAACATGAAGAGGGTCATGAAGGTCTCAGTTCTTTAGGTTTACCTGTCGAGTGGTGTTGTAAGGACAAATGGACAAAATTAGTTCTTGAAGATGAAATACAATTCAACGAAGTGCGAGAGTTGCTGTTGCGGTCCCTTGAGATTGCTCCTAACAGTCACATCGACCCTTTCATACCCGCACTTTACTCGGTTAAACTTGCGTATGCGTAATATTTAGGCTATATTAAAGTATACGACACATCATATTGGATATTAAAATGCTTAGAAAGCATGGAGAAATTAAGAAACTGATTAAGGCCCTAGAGGTATTCAAGGAAATCGACAGTTCCATGTCGTTGCCCTCGATGCTGGCCTTTCTTCATTACCATGATGTTGAGAACAACAGCGGCAACCGCACAATCGTTGCGGAACGCTTAGACATGACGGGTGCCACTGCGACCCGTGCGACCCTTTACTGGGCCGACTTCAAAACACCAAGGGCCAAAGGTAAGGATATGCTTGAACTTACCCAAGACCCCATGAACCGTCGCGCGAACATCGTACAGTATAACCGCAAGGGCATAGAGTTCCTTGATAAACTCACGGAGGCTATGGAATGAGCGTTGCAAAAAGAGGTAGTAAGTATCAAGCGCGGGTGAAAGAACCCAAGGGGGGCAAGTACCACCGCGTGACCTTTGATACCCTAGAGGCCGCAGAGTTCTGGGAAGGGAAAGCCAAGACCGCAATCATGAGCGGTTTACCTGTGCCTGATGTTAACGATAGCGCAACAGTTACCATCAGATCACTAGCTGATAGATATTCTGCGTATCTGTGGCCTAATCAACGCCGCAAGATGATTGAGACAGATGTGCGCCACGCGGAGCGTCTGCTACCCTTAGACCCGCTAACACTTACGACAAGGGATGTTATTCGTTTTGTGGAAAAGCGTAAGGGTGAGGGGGTAGGTGATACCACCATCAGGATGAACATCACCCGTGTTAAGACCTTGCTCAAACACAGTCATAAGATGGGCGACATACACCTATCCAACCTGATCGAGTGGCCCACGTTCAAGAGTGGATCATCACGGGTGCGCTACCTCACCGTAGAGGAAGAACTGGCCCTTCTAGAGGCCCTCAAGGTCACTGACTACCGTATGCTGGCCCAGTTCCTCATTGATACAGGTTGTCGCCCCTCTGAGGTTGTCCCTACGGCTGCTGTGGTATCTCAACCGTTCGAGTGGTCCGATGTATCCAAGAGCAAGGATGGGCGCACACTGATCACCCTTTGGAAAACCAAGACCAACACGCCGCGAACTGTGCCACTCACCACGAGGGCAGTAGAGGCCCTTGAGTGGTCCCGCGAGGAAGGACATGTGCGACCCTTCGACAGCATCACTTACCCGCGCTTCAAGGATTACGTTGTGAGTGTCTCGCATGAACTGGGGCTGCGCGATGTTGTTGTATATACATTCAGGCATACGTGTGCCTCAAGATTGGTACAGCGGGGAGCAGACATCATGCGTGTGAAACAGTGGATGGGGCATAGCAATATCGAGACTACACTAGGTTATGCAAAGCTGGCACCTGAGGACATCTATTCGCTTACAGATTTACTGTGACATGGACGTGACACAGTGACACGATCAGTAGGAAAAAAGTGGGGTAAGCCGTTGAATAATCAAGAGACTTACCCCTCTGTGCATGGCACAAGTCAACAGGGAGTTGGATTTCCAATTGTTAAGTTGGACTAACTGTTACTCACAGTCATAGCGCAAACCTATATTTTCCTTACATTTCAATACTTACGAGAGCGTAATTGGTACTAGACAACTGTGTCACACCCGTTGCGTAATTAATCACCCTTACTAGACACCCAAAATGGAGCTTATCTATGTACACAAGAGAACTTATAGATATTCAGCACGAACTCGAAGAAGAGATGCGTGGTGCTGCAATTACTCGATTCCATGACCGACACACCAAGGCGATGGAAAAGAAATTCTTTGGAGAGAGTGCCGCAGGGCAAACTATCCTTAGGCAAATCATTCAACCCTTCTCTGACGCGATTACCGAGTGGACCACTGAGGCCCTTTCTGGTGGCGGGGGTCGTCGATCCACTGCGGCCCTGATGGTACGTGAGTTCGATGATACTGATGCTATGGCTTATATCTTTGCTAAGTCGGTTATCAACGCTGTGCCTATGTTACAGAACAAGGCAGGTACAGCATCACGCACAGGTGTGGTCCTAACTAGCACCAATGCGGTCCATGACGAACTGAGGTTGCGCTGGTTTAGCAAGAACAACCGCATGATCTTTCGTCGAATCATGAAAGACTGCGACACGCGGAACCTACCAAGGCAACGCCGCAAAGACGTTTACAAGAAAGAGTTCAAGCGCAGACAGATCGAATGGGTGGCCGATCAGTGGCACACCAAGAACCGCGTACATCTAGGCATGAGGCTTCTAGAGATATTCCGAGACGTGACGGGGATGGTTGATCTGGCTGAGATACGACAGGCGAACGGTAAACGCCGCGCCATCGTACAAGCAACACCAGCGATGATGGCAATGCTAAAGGATCGCTTAGAGCGTAGCGAACACATGTTTCCTATCTTTTACCCGATGGTGGTCAAGCCTAACCCTTGGACTAATGACTGTCTTGTGGGTTCTGCTTATCTGACGCACCACGTTCAGCCATACAAACTGATCAAACGTGCAAAGATGAACTACCTATCTGAGATGGAGAACACGGACATTTCCATCACGCTCAATGCAGTCAATGCGTTACAAGAGACACCGTGGAGAGTGAACAGCGAGATGCTGGATGCTTTACGCTTTGTCTACACCAACAGCCTACAGGTGGACAAACTACCACCACCTGATGATCTGCCCCTTCCTCCGCTCGTCCATGACATCACTGATGAGACTGCGCGGAAGAAAAACAGTGCAGCTTGTGCGCGTGTACACAATCAGAACCGCAAGTTTGTATCTAAGCGGTTGGCTTTGCTTCAAGTGATGCAGCTTGCAGATAGGTTCAAGGACTTCAACGAATTGTATTTCCCACATGATCTATGTTCACGGGGCAGGGCGTACCCGAAGCCTCACTACCTTAACCCACAAGGCCCAGCCTATACTCGCAGTCTCTTAGAGTTCAGTGAGGGTAAGGCAATCGAGACCGAGGAACAGGTTGAGTATATTGCAATCGTGGGTGCGAATGCTTTTGGGCATGATAAGTTACCTATGGCCGAGCGTATCCAATGGGTGTGGGATAATGAGGACATGTTCGTGGACATCGCAAACAACTGGAAAGAGGACCAAAGGTGGACAGAAGCGGATAGTCCTTTCGAGTTCTTGCGGTTCTGTTTGGAGTGGCGCGAACTTTCAAAGACAGGCGTTGGTCATGTGTCACATCTTCCAATCAACTTTGATGCAACTTGCTCTGGTCTCCAACACTTTAGCGCCTTGTTGTTTGATAAAGAGGGTGGCTTCAACGTCAACCTCACAGGCCATGCGGAACGTCAGGACATCTACGGTGCCGTGGCTAAACTGGCAAAGGCTTCAATTGAGGCCGATTTAAACTGCGATGAGAAAGGGACCCTTGCTCGTGCTGCACTGGAACTGAAGATTGATCGTAAGCTAACCAAGAGACCCGTGATGATCGTGCCATACTCAGGTACGTTCAAGGCTTGTATGCGTTATGTGCAGGAGCATTACGATGAACTGCGTGATGCTGGTGTGGTGATGCCGCTCAGAGATGATGACATGAGCTACAGGTTGGTTCCTTACGTTGCCCGAAAAGTCTGGGATAGTATTTCTATGACTGTTGTGGCCGCGAGGGATGCAATGGATTGGATCACTAAGATTGCTCGATTGGTTACAAAGAACGAGAACCCTTTGCCGTTCATGTGGAGTACACCTACAGGGTTCGTTGTGCAGCAAGCTAAGTACAGCATGGATCGACACTCTGTTCAGACCATGATCGACGGACGGATGCTAAAGGTTGAGTTCCTGACTGACAGCAAAGTGCTTGATGCAAACAAGAACGCTCAATCTCTATCGCCTAACTACATCCACAGTATGGATGCGGCACACCTACAGCTAACGATCAACAAGGCAAAGCAAAGCGACAGGAACATGTCGTTCTGTATGATCCACGATAGCTTTGGGGTTCACGCGGCAGACATGGATTACTTTCTACACGAATGTATCAAGCCAAGTTTCTATGAGATGTATAAGGACGGTAATGTCTTGCAGAAATTCTTGGAAGAGATACTTCCGTTGATCCCAGAGAAATCTAGGAAAAACATACCACCAATCCCAGAACTAGGTAACTTGGATATTTCCGATGTGCTGAATAGTGAGTTCTTCTTTAGCTAATTGGTACGATAGCGAAAGTGTTACTATTGAATTAATCACCCTTACTAGAAAACGCGAGGTTTCAGAATGACAAACATCTACGAGAACAACGGCAAGTACACCGTGGCGATTAATGGGATCGTCATTGGACATAACCTGACCCGTGCCGAAGCAATGAAGCGGGTTGAGGAATACGACTTTGAGTAGCGTCAAGTTCACTCACAACATTTACGAAATTGATGATGGGGAAACCATGCCCATCACGATCATGGTGGACCCTGAAGGGTTTCACTTAACACAACCAGACTACTCGTGGGGTGATGATCATATCACCATCACATGGACGCAACTTATGGGTCTCTTTGAGGTCGTCGAGAAAATAGAAGGAATGTTTAAACATGGCAGACATTAACATCGCACTACCACTAGGTCGTGCAATCTACCCCGCACTCAAGACGGCGGACACCAAGTTCCATGAACTGGGCCAATACAAGTGCAACGTCAGTGTTCCTCTCAAGGAAGCTTCAGGCACGATGGAGAAGCTCACAGGTATCTTCAAAGACCACACAGGCAAGGCACCTACAAAGGCCGACAACACGATGTGGAAAATGGAGACAGATCAGGACACAGGTGAGGAGACAGGTAACGTCATCTTTAAGTGTTCCGTGAAGAATGTTCAGCGGCGTGACGGGGACCTATGGGACCGCCGACCAAAGCAGTTTGATGCAAAGATGAACCCAGTGAACCTTGATCCGTATGGTGGCACAGAACTCTACGTGTCTGCCTCAGTATATGCGTGGTCCGCAGCGGGTAAGAAAGGTGTCAGTCTTCAACCAATGGCTGTTCAGATTATCAACCTGATCGAGCGTGAAGGTGGCACGGCTGAAGGCTTCGGCTTTCAAACACAAGAAGGTTTCCAATCAGAAGAAACCAATTATAATTTTGAGGCAGTAAATGAAACAACCCAAGAAGAGTCCTTCGAAGACTTCTAAAGCGGTTGGTTTAAAGCACGGGTTCCGTTCAGGATTAGAGGAACGGATATCCAGAGAGTTAGAAGGTACAGGTTGTTGTTTCACCTACGAGCAAGAGGTTATCAAATATGATAAGCCAGCACGTACAAGTAAATACACGCCTGACTTCATAATCCAGAAGCGTCCTGATGACACAGTTAAAGAGCGTCCCTTGGTAATAGAATCCAAGGGGCGCTTCCTCACATCTGACCGTCAGAAACATCTGCTTATAAAAAATCAACACCCTGAGGTTGATATAAGGTTCGTCTTTTCGAACTCACGTCAACGTATCAGTAAACAATCTAACACAACTTACGCCATGTGGTGTGAGAAACACAGCTTCCTGTACGCGGATGGATCAGTTCCTGACGTATGGCTGTGGGAGTGAATATGTATAACAATAATAAGAAGCGTGATGAAACGCTCTACTTGATCGTTGATCATTCAGGCACGACACCCACCATCGACATCGACGTAGACAACCAAGACAACCGAGATCGCTCTAAGGGCTTCTACGGTTGCAGGTATCACTACGTGATTACACGCGAAGGTGAAGTACAGGAGGGGCGTACACTTGATAGAGTGTCGCCTCTTACTGGTGTCTATGACAACGAAAGCGTGACTGTATGTTTGGTGGGCGGGAAGAACCTTGAGGGTGAAGCAGAAGACAACTTCACTGACGCCCAAAAAGAAGCCCTAAAACAATTAATCACCGTGTCTAGAAAATCGAATCCAAACTTACAGGTCTTGGGTCGAAAGGAAGTACGCAAGCAGAGGACCACAGGTCCCGCGCTCGATCTCACACCTTTTAGATAATGGAGATATCATGGATACTCATGAAGAAAGCACTCTCGTTGCACATGGCCCTTGCGATAGCTGCGGGTCCTCTGATGCAAACGCAGAGTACACTGACGGGCATTCATTCTGTTTCTCCTGTCAGGTCAGGACCAATGGTGGCAAATCGCAACCTGTCGTGGCCACAAAGATCAATCCTGACCTGATACCTATTGGAAACTTCCTAGCCCTATCTAAACGTAAGATCACTGAGGATACCGCACGTAAGTTTGGTTACTCAACATCCACGTTCAAGGGGCATACTGTTCAAGTCGCTAACTATAAGCGCAACGGGCAGATCATTGCGCAGAAGATACGTTTCCCACAAAAAGACTTCCTGATGTTGGGTAACGCTAAAGAGTGTGGCCTCTTCGGACAGCACCTCTGGCGACAGGCAGGTAAAACTCTGGTTATCACAGAGGGCGAGGTGGATTGCCTTACTGTGTCCCAAGCCATGTCCAAAGATAACAAGTGGCCTGTTGTATCCATTCCAAAGGGTGCCGCTGGTGCTGCGAAAGCAATCAAGGCAGAGCTTGAGTTCGTATCGTCATATCAGAAAGTCGTGATCATGATGGACAGCGATGAGGCTGGTCAGAAAGCTGCCATTGAGATTGCGCAGCTACTTAAACCATCACAGGCTTACATCGCTGAACTACCAGCTAAAGACCCTTCCGAACTGATGATGACAGGAAGAAGCCACGAGATCATCAACGCGTTCTGGGAAGCTAAACCTTATCGACCCGATGGGATCGTGCAGGGTGCTGACATCTGGGAAGACATCGTTGCTGAAGATAGTAGGGAGAGTATCCCTTGGCCGTATGAGGGACTGAACACTCTTACTCATGGTTTGCGACGTGGTGAGTTGATCACATTGACCGCAGGGTCAGGTGTGGGGAAGTCTCAAGTGTGTCGTGAGATAGCTTATCACCTTGTGCAACAGGGAGAGACGCTGGGTTACGTTGCTTTGGAAGAGAACGTCAAACGGACTGCGCTGGGCCTCATGGGTCTAGCGATCAACAAGCCGCTTCACATCTCTAAAGACGGTGTATCTGATGAGGAACTTAAACGGTCCTTTGATGAAACCGTAGGCAGCGGACGGGTGTATCTGTATGACCACTTCGGTAGTCTCTCATCATCTCACCTCCTAGATAAAATCAGATACCTAGCCAAAGGCTGTGATGTTGGTTGGGTGATACTTGATCACTTATCAATAGCAGTTTCGGGGATTGATAATGGGGATGAGCGCAAAGCGATTGATGTCCTAATGACTGAGCTACGGTCTCTAGTTGAAGAGACGGGGATTGGTATGATCCTTGTGTCACACCTCAAGAGACCTGAAGGCAACAAGGGTTACGAAGAGGGACTTGCTACCTCACTCAATTCCTTACGGGGCAGTGCTTCGATCAGTCAGTTGTCAGATTCAGTTATTGGTCTTGAAAGAAACCAGCAGTCTGAGGATGAGGCAAACCAAGTGACTGTAAGGGTCCTGAAAAATAGATTCAGTGGTGAGACGGGCATAGCAACGAAGCTCTACTTCAACAAAGACACCAATCGTCTTTCTGAGGCTGAGTTCGTGCAGGATGAGTTCAATGAATACTGATGAAATCTTCGAGAAAGCTGAGACGCTGTGTGTCTTGGCTACTCAAGAACCAGAAGAGTACGCGAATGAGTACGTCTACTGGAACAAACAAGCTGAACAACTTGAAAACAAAGGATGGAAAGTCATGACAGGACAAACACAACACGACAAAATCATGAAGCACTTGAAGAAGGTTGGGTCAATCACGGTTCGTGAAGCGATGGTGGAATACTCTGTATCCTCGCTACCCAAGCGTATCTCAGAGCTACGTTCGCTTGGTCACAACATCATTTCGACGGTCAAGTTCCATCGAATTACTCAACAGAAATACACGAGATACACACTCGAAACATAATCTAGGGGGCTGATATGAGTATATACGTTGGTGACATTGAGTCTGATGGACTCCTCGACACGATCACTAAGGTTCACTGCATTGTTCTACAGGACGTAGATACACTGGAAGTGTTCTCATACGGCCCCGATAATATCCAAGCAGGGCTAGACCGCATGATGGAAGCTGAGAAGCTTATCTTTCACAACGGTATTGGTTACGACTTCCCTGCATTGGAAAAGGTTTACCCTGAGTTCCGCGTTGATCGCGACAGGGTAATCGACACCCTAGTTTGTACCCGACTTATCTGGACCAACCTAAGTGACACGGATGGTCCACGAGTTAATGCTGGAAAGCTGGAGCCACGGCAACGTGGTTCTCACGCTCTCGCTGCTTGGGGCAAAAGACTAGGGCTGCTCAAGGGTGACTTCGGCCAATCAACCGATTGGTTGTCATGGTCCCCAGAGCTTCAAGAATACTGCGAACAGGATGTAGCTGTCACTCTAAAGTTGTGGGCAGCAATCTCTAAAAAGGAGTATTCAGCTACTGCACTTGAACTGGAACATAAAGTTGCATGGATCATTGCAGAGCAACAGCGTCATGGTTTTCTATTTGACGTAGCTAAAGCTGAGAAACTTTTGATGCACCTCCAAGTGGAACGTGCAAAAATTGAGACAGACCTACAGACTATATTCGACCCGTGGTATTCTGCTGTCGAAGTTAAGACACCAAAGAGAACGATAAACTACAAATCTGTGGACCGTTCTAGTGTGTCTGTCGGGTGTCCTTATACAGTTGTGAAACTGAACGTGTTCAATCCTAATAGCCGCCTACATATCGCTGATAGATTGATTGCAAAATATGGCTGGACACCATCCACCTTTACTCCTGATGGTAGGGCTAAAGTAGATGAGACTATCCTCGCTGAACTCCCGTATCCTGAGGCACAGAAGATTGCGAAATCTCTTATGCTTCAGAAACGTATCGGGCAGTTAGGCGAGGGTAGTAAGGCGTGGCTTACACTTGTCGAACCTGACGGGCGTATACATGGCTCCGTTAACACTAATGGTGCTGTGACAGGCCGCATGACACATAACTATCCTAATGTTTCCCAGACACCATCTGTGAACAAGCCTTACGGTAAAGAGTGTCGTGAATTGTACATGGTTCCCAAGGGTAAGCGGCTGACAGGCGTGGATGTTTCTGGTCTCGAACTGCGAATGCTTGGCCATTTTATAGCTGCGTTTGATAATGGCCTGTACGGTAACGAGGTCGTCAATGGCGACATCCATACCGTGAACATGCGCAGTGCTGGTCTGAGTTCTCGTAGCCAAGCGAAGTCGTTTATTTATTCATTTTTATATGGGGCAGGTGCTGCAAAGGTAGGTTCGATAGTTGGTAAAGGTCCTAAAGAAGGACAGAAACTAAAGAACAAGTTCTTGGACCAGACACCAGCCTTGGCCAAACTCATAAAAGCAGTAACTAAAGCTGCGGAGCGAGGCTACTTGGTGGGGTTGGATGGGCGCTTCTTGCATTGCAGGAGTTCTCATTCGGCCTTGAACCTTTTGCTTCAAGCTGCGGGTTCAGCAGTGTGCAAGCAGTGGGCCGTTGAGATGGATAAGTCTCTCATCACTCACAACCTCAAGAGCAAATGTCAGGTCGTGGCAAACATCCATGATGAACATCAATACGAATGTGATGAAGACATCGCTGAACTGGTTGGTGAACTGAGTATCCAAGCAATTAAGGATGCAGGTAAACACTTCAAATTAAGGGTAGAATTAGATGGCGAAGCTAAAATTGGCAACAACTGGTACGAAACCCACTAGGCAACCTACACCTAAAGTGGTCCCGAAGGTCTGCGAGACTTGTCATTATCTATCCTCTGAAGGTTCTGACAGGTTTCCCACATACTTCTGTCACAGGTTTCCTAAAGCAGAGATCATTAGCCCAAGCCACTGGTGTGGGGAATGGAGTAAAAAAGATGCGTAGAACTCTCCTTATCGACGCTGACATTACTGTGTATCGTGTGGCGTCTACAAACGAAGTACCCACGAGGTTCTTTAATGGCCTCTGGGTACTCTGGGCGGACGAAGCACGGACTAAAAAAGACTTCGATGCTGCAATTGAGGATATCATTACAAAGACCGAGGCAGACGATTACATCCTATGCCTCACGTCTCCTAACAATTTCCGAAAGGACATCCTCCCGTCCTACAAAGGAAACCGTAAGGAGACCCGAAAGCCCATGATGCTTCCGTTCCTCCGAGAGCATGTCATGGCCAACCACCCGTATGAGATGCGTGATGGGTTGGAGGGGGATGACCTCATGGGTATCTATGCTACCCGCCCAGACAATGTGGGTGAGTATGTCATCTATAGTGCTGACAAGGACATGAAGACTATCCCAGCACTTCTGTGGGATGATGTTGATGATGTTGTAGTGGTAAACACTATCGAGGATGCAGATCGCTTCTGGTTAACCCAAGCCCTGACAGGCGACCCAACAGACGGATATAAAGGGGCGCAAAAAATTGGAGCGGTAGGAGCTAAGAAAATCTTAGACAATGACTGTAGTTGGGAAGCTGTTCTAGCGGCTTTCATTAAGCAAGGTCACACCGAACACGAAGCACTACAACAAGCACAAGTAGCACGTATCTTGCGGCATGAAAATTACGATTTAGTAACTGATACTATAGGAGTATGGACGCCATGAACGGGCTAGTAACTGATACTATAGGAGTATGTACGCCATGAACGAATTCGACATTGTGGATCAACCTGCACACTACACCCGATACAAGATTGAACCTGCCACCTTCATCATGCGAAACTCCCTGCCTTTTCACACAGGTAATATCGTCAAGTATGCGGTGAGGGCAGGGTACAAGCTGTATCCAAATCAGGACGCGGTTGATAGCGAAATCACTGATCTGCAAAAGGTCATCCGTTACGCAGAGATGCGTATTAACCTCCTAGAGGGCGAAGAAAATTTATGAAGACCCGCAAGAAAACTTACAACGATAAGGTGCGGGAGGTTTCTGACACCACCAAGGTCAAACCTCTCGTAGCCATGAATGAAGCACAAAAGAACTACATCGACAGTATTAAGAAGTTCCCTCAGACCTTCGTTACAGGCCCTGCTGGGACAGGTAAGACATACATCGCCGCAGCAATGGCCGCTGATATGTTTCTACGCAAAGAAATCACCAAGGTCATCCTCACTCGTCCCAACATTCCCGCAGGTAAATCGCTGGGGTTCTTTGCGGGTACGATTGAGGACAAGATCGCACCTTGGGTAGTTCCTCTCACTGAGGTCCTACAGGCTCGATTGGGTAAGGGCCGCTATGAGATTGCGTTGAAGCGTAAGGACATTGAGATTGTGCCTTTCGAGGTCATGCGTGGGCGATCATTTAACAATGCCTTTGTGATCTTGGATGAGGGACAAAACCTAACACCTCACGAGATGCGAATGTTCACCACCCGCATTGGTGAGAACACAAAAGTTGTCGTCAATGGCGACCTCCTACAGCACGATCTAAGTGATGATTCAGGTCTGGCGAAAGCTTTGGACCTCATTTTCAATCACGACATTGATGCTGCTGTTTGTCACTTCACCCATGATGATGTGGTTCGATCAGGCATTTGCGCCCAGTGGACCCGTGCTTGGGGCTAATATTAACCGTTACTAGACCTAGAGGTACAATAAATGTCTTCAATTCCTATCATTGACAAACAGTTAGTGGATTATCTGGTGCGTATGTATCCCGATGTATCCCCTGAGATATCCATGACTGAACGAGAAATCTTCTTTCGACGTGGTGCTGTTGATGTGATCCGTACATTGGACCGTATCTACTCAGAACAGAATGAGAATATGTTTGGGATTGATGATGCTTAGAGGTAACGCACTCCCATTGCTTGAGACAGGTGCAATCAACAATCTTTGGCCCACAATAGAAAACCTACTGACACGAGTTACCGATGAAAAGGTAGGTGTGTCTGATGTGTATGATTTTGTCATAGATGGTAGGTGGATTCTCTGGGTTTGCCAGATACCTGATACCTTAGAGATCACGAGTGTTCTTGTTACAGAATTTATTCACTACCCACAGGTCTGCAATCTAAGGGTCGTATTCCTATCAGGTGATGATGAGGATTGGGCCTACGGAATAGCCGTGTTCGAGGACTTTGCTCGAATTAACGGATGCCATGAAGTTGAAATCTTAGGCCGTAAGGGTTGGGAACGTGTCCTCAGGGACAAAGGCTTCAGTTTAAATCACATAACCCTTAGTAAACGGATATAATATGTTTCTATTTAATTTAACGTCACCTCGGATTCTTATGGGTTCCTCTGGTGGTGGTGGTGGCGGTGGTGGAAGCTCTAGCTCTGGCTCTAGCTCTTCAAGCACAGTTCGCCCAAAGGCACGTCCAGCGCCAACGCCAAGACCAGCGCCAAAGCCAAGACCAGCGCCAAAGCCGAAGCCGAAGCCTACTACTAGCAGCGGCAAGGGTTCTACACCTAAAAGCACTAGTAAGGGTCGCAACCTAGACGCCGATATGATCGCAGGTTCTACATATAAAAAGAACCCAGTGACAGGTAAGATCAGTAGCCCAACAAGTGTTACAGCTAAAGACCTCAAGTCAGGTAATGTCTCTACATTTAAGAGTAAAACTGGTTCAGGTTCCGTTACAGTAAAGCGTGGGACCAAGTTGAAAGATGTTCCTACAGTTAATGTGGGTGTGAATGGTAAGAAAACAGTATCAAATGCGGACGCTTACAACAGTAAAGATGTCGCAACTCCACCACCTGCAACTCCACCACCTGCAACTGTGAAATCCTCTCCATCAGTAGTCGCCCCAGAAACCACTGACCCATCTGATGGTGTTGGCGGTGGACGTGACGGTGGAGGTTCTGCACGACGCAAAGCATCCAAAGCTAACGAAGATAACCTAGCAGTTAAACGTAAAGCTGTAGGTGTCAAAGGTTATAAGCGTAATAAAGCAGCTAACCCAATGACGATCAAAGGGGTAAACAAATAATGTGTATGAGTTCTCCAAAAGCAGCACCACCACCACCACCTCCACCGCCACCAGCGGCACCGCCAGTTCTGGAGCAAGATGTTCCGAAGTTGAGCGATAATGATGAGGGGTCAGGCTTGAACAGCAAGTCTCGCGGTCTAAAGAATTATAAAATTAACAAACGTAACAAGATGACGAGCGACAGCAACAAGCTGGGCGGGATCATGCAGAAATCTACGTCAAATTAAGAAAGAGATTAATCGTGCATAATAGTGACAATGCTTGTGCTAAAAAGTACGAAAATCTCTCTTCAACCAGAACAACATATCTAGAACGGGCAAGAGAAGCGGCTAAATTAACTATCCCTTCTCTTGTCCCTGATGCTGGCCATTCATCTGCCACAAAGCTCTATACTCCTTATCAAGGTGTTGGCGCTCGTGGTGTGAATAACCTTGCTTCTAAGCTTCTACTTTCCTTACTTCCTCCGAACGCTCCTTTCTTTGCTATGCGTCTTGATGATTTCACAATCCAAGAACTTGCACAGTCAGAGGGCGCACGGGCAAAGGTAGATGAAGCTTTAAATAAGTATGAACGTGCAGTGATGACAGAGATTGAAAACTCTGGAATGCGCTCACCCATCTTTGAAGCATTGAAGCAGTTGATTGTTGCTGGGAACGTACTTCTCTACTTGCCTCCTGAAGGTGGCGCACGGGTATTCCCGTTGAGCCGTTATGTAGTTAAGCGCGATCCAATGGGTGAAGTCATTGAGGTTATCGTAAAAGAAACCATGTCACGGGCAACACTGCCTGAAGACATAAGAGAAATGCTTGGTGATCAAGAGGGCGACCTCTCGGATCAAAACGACAAAAAGACTGATGAAATCAACCTGTACACAAAGATGTATCGGGAAGGTAACAAGTACATCCTGTATCAAGAAATTGATGGAGTGATCGTTCCTAATTCACACGGTAAGTACCCATTGGATAAAGCACCAATGTTACCGCTGCGCTGGACACGTATCGACGGTGAAGACTATGGCCGCTCTTATGTAGAAGAATACATTGGGGACCTCATCTCGCTGGAGGGCCTTTCTAAGGCCATCCTAGAGGCATCCGCAGTTTCTGCTAAAGTCGTGTTTATGGTTGCGCCTAACGGTACAACAAGGGCGCGTGATATTGCTAAAGCTGAGAATGGTGCAATCGTATCAGGCAATGCTGCTGAAGTATCTACACTACAAGTGCAGAAACAAGCTGACATGTCTGTTGCATCCAACACCGCAGCGACGATCACAGAACGACTAGCTTTTGCGTTCCTTATGAACTCCTCAATACAACGTAAAGGGGAGCGTGTAACAGCCGAAGAGGTTCGCTATATGGCAGGTGAATTGGAAGACGCACTAGGTGGTGTGTACTCAATTCTAAGTCAAGAATTTCAGTTACCATTGGTCAACCGTATTATCGCACGGATGACAAAGAACAAAAAGCTGCCAGCACTCCCTAAAGGAGTAGCTAATCCTACCATCGTGACGGGTCTTGAGGCTCTTGGGCGTGGACATGATATGAATAAATATCAGATGTTCCTACAAGCTCTAATGCCTCTAGGTCCAGAAGCTGTCGGTCAGTTTATGAACGTGAGTGATTATATTACTCGTGTTGGGACTGCACTGGGTATCGACATGGATGGTCTGATCAAATCTCAAGAACAAATTCAACAAGAACAACAGCAGTCGCAAGAACAACAGCAGCAAATGCAGATGATGGAGATGGCTAAAGCCGCCTCTGGACCTGTTGCAAAAGAAGCTGCTGGTGCTGTGCGTCAAGCTGTCGCAGGAAACGGTGAACAATAATGGTCGAACAAGTAGTTATTGATACTTCAGGTGAAACTGAAGGTCCAAGCTTAGAAGAACAAGCGGCTGAAATGGACGCAGGGCTGGAACCACAGGGTGATGAAGATCGTCCCGAATGGTTGCCAGAGAAGTTCAACTCCGCTGAAGACATGGCAAAGGCTTATTCTCAACTAGAGAACCGTATGGGTTCTGAGGAAGAGCATGAAGAGTCAAACGAGGAAAATGTCCGAGAGGAACTAGAGGATGCAGGGGTGGACTATAGTGCGCTCTCTGAAGAATTCTGGGGAAACGGAGATTTATCTGATGAGAGTTATGATCTTCTAGAGCAAGCGGGTATTCCGCGTTCCATTGTTAATAGCTACATCGACGCACAATTGAACATGGTCGAAACACAGCGTGGCGAAGTCATGAATGAGGTTGGGGGCGCAGAGGGTTACGAACAGTTGACCGAATGGGCCTCCGACAACCTTGAAGATGGTGAGATTGATTATTTCAATAACATCATGGACTCAAACGATTTCCAAGCAATCCAAATGGCTGTTCGTGCAGTCGATGCACGGCGTACCGCTAGTGAAGGCATGGAGCCTACACGTAACCTATCAGGTAGTCTGACGGGTGGTGGTGGAGGTTCTTACGAAAGTGTCACGCAGATGATGAATGACATGCAGAACCCAGCCTATGCGACTGACCCAGCGTTCCGAGCGAAAGTTGAGGCAAAGCTAAGTCGCTCTAATATTATGTAGGATTAACATGTCTCTATACGAAAACATTCACAAGAAACGTCAACGTATTAAGGACGGTTCCAAGGAAAAGATGCGCAAAGCTGGAGACAGTGGAGCGCCATCTGCCACGAACTTTAAGAATGCCGCTAAGACGGCTAAACCCACCAACATGAAAATTGAGAAAAAATCATGAGCAAGTCAGGACGGGTGTATTCTAATTATGATAAAGAGTATCAGGCTCGTCCTGAACAAGTTGAAAAGCGTGTGTCCCGAAACAAAGCCAGACGTATGATGATCAGTAAGCATGGTAAGTCCAAGCTTGCTGGTAAAGATATTGATCACTCTGATGGCAACGCAACCAACAACTCTAATTCAAACTTAAAGATTATGAAAAGTTCTAAGAACCGATCAAAAAAGTAGGGAGCCTTCGGGCTTCCTCACCACGCCGCTTATTAGTGGGTGGCGAAAACAAAGAATATCCAAAGGCCACGGGTTTTCTTATTTTTTCATCTAACTCAACCAAAGCAAACAATTACGTTGAGGCCCCTTACGAGGGATAACCTTATCGGAAAGAGCGCAACTGGACCGTTAGTGAATACCCTAACAATCTAAACTCTTTTCCAAGGTGAAATAAAATGTCTAATGCAAATCCATCCCGCGTTGGCCAATCAGGTCTAGCTGGTGCAACTGATGCACTATTCCTGAAGGTCTTTTCGGGCGAAGTAATGTCAACTTTCAACTCACAAACAGTGATGAAAGAAAAGACACGTATCCGTTCAATCAACAACGGCAAGTCTGCCCAGTTCCCAGCTATCGCTAAAACCGTAGCTGAGTACCACACTGCTGGTGCTGAAATTCTTGGTAACAACATTGAACACGCTGAGAAAGTTATCACAATCGACGATCTGTTGATTGCTAACACATTTATCAGCCGAATTGATGAGGCTAAGAATCATTATGATGTCCGCGCTGAATACTCCAAGCAAATGGGCCAAGCTCTAGCACAAACATATGACCGCAACTTGCTGTCTATGGCTGTCAAAGCTGCTCGTGATCCATCTGGTATTGGTGCTGGTGTAGCTGGCCAAGGTAGTGCTGCGTCTGAAGGTTTGGGTGTTACCCCAACTACAGCACAGCTTGTCACAGGTATCTATGACGCCGCTGCTTCTCTGGACACTGCTAACGTCCCAGAAGACGAGCGTTTCGTTATTGTATCCCCAACAACTTACTATGCGCTGGTACAGGAAGACAAACTGATCAACCGTGATTTCGGTGCGAATGGTTCGTATTCAGACGGTACAGTTATGCGTGTTGCAGGTATGCAGATCATCAAGTCAAACAACTTGGTAGTCGATCACACCGCAGCCGCTGCGTACCCAGACTATGCGTCTAAGTATGCTGTTGACGGGACTGATGTGAAGGCTCTGATTATTCAGAAGCAAGCACTTGGTACAGTCCAGTTGATGGATATGGCAACAGAAATGGAATATGACATCCGTCGTCAAGGTACACTTGCTGTATCTAAGATTGCTGTTGGTCATGGTGTATTGCGCCCTGAGTGCATCATCGAACTCCGCGCTGCTGCTTAAATAATATGGGCCTCTCTAGTTAACCTAGAGGGGTCCTTTTTTACATCTAATAGGAAAACTCATGGCAACTCTATTGACCCCAACGACAGAACTAGAAGCTGTCAACGTCTGCCTAGCTAACATTGGCGAGTCGCCAGTGAGTGCCATTACAGGTGACATCACCGTTGACGCCGCTCTCGCAAGAGACCTAGTTCGCCAAGTGACCCGTGAAGTACAGACGCACGGTTTCTACTGGAACACAGAAATCGCATATAGCTTAATTCCAAACACGACAGGTAACTTAGTTCTCCCTGCCAACATTCTCTCGATTGATACTGTCGGGAATGACAAGAATAAAGACCTAGTGGCGCGTGGTCGTCTTTTGTATGATCGTGTGAACCACACGTACACTTTTGAAACAGGAGTAACTGTCGATTTAGTTGTTGCTCTTGGCTTCGAGGAACTTCCAGAAATTGCTAGACGATACATTGCTGTACGCTCTGCCCGTATATACCAAGAACGTGTGATGGGTTCAGGATCAGTTTCGTCCTTTAACACAGTTGATGAAGACATGGCCCGTGCAGCACTACTAGCTGAGAACATGGAAATCGAAGATAACAACATGCTGACGGGAGATTGGTCTGTATCAGGCATTCTTTCCCGAACAGCGTACTAAAGGAGTGACTGTATGCCTTTAGTTTCAACAACAGTTTCCAACCTAATTAGTGGTGTGTCACAGCAACCAGCACCGCAACGCCTTCGTACATCTGGTGCGGAGATGATTAACGCTTATCCTTCCGTTGTTGCGGGTTTACAGAAGCGACCACCTACCCAGTTTGTTAGCTCTCTGAATTCAAATGCGGCTGATGATGATGCTACAGGTATCCATGTTATCAACAGGGACTTTGAGGAACGCTACATTGTCGTAGGTGGATCAGGGGACCTAGAGGTTTTTGATATTGCTGGTGTGAAGCAGACAGTTAGCTTCCCCGATGGTAAGTCATACCTTCCCACAACAGATATGTGGAAAAAACTGCGCTTCGTTACAGTGGCTGACACCACGTTTATCTTGAACACAGAGAAGGTTGTAACAACAACCATCCTACCCGAAACGAGAGGCAACCCCAGTGCAACCGCGTCTGTCTTTATTAAACGTGCCGTGGCCTCAACCACATATGCTGTTTATATTAATGGTGTATTAGCTGCCACCACGTCTACTCAGGACAACACCACTGCTTCTACGGCCCTTGAGGGTACGTCCGACATCGCGACAGAACTCAAGGCAAACGCGCTTACTCGTGGTTATTCAGACGCTTCAACCAACGGTCCTGTATTATCATTCACAGTTCCTGTTGGCGCTAGTATTGAGGTTTTGGACCAATTTGGTGGTAATGCTATGGAAGCATTCACTGACAGAATCCAATCCTTTGATAAGTTACCACCCGCTGCACCTCAGAACCGCTTAGTTCAAATTAAGGGTAACCTTAATGACGCCACTGAGGACTACTGGGTCAAGTATGACAAAGGTGTTTGGGTGGAAACCACAGGTTATGACGCAAACGAAGAGTTGAATGCTGCAACTGTGCCTCACGTATTACTTAGAAATGCTGATGGGACCTTCACGTTCCAAAGGCATACTTGGAATGAGCGAGGAGCGGGTGATGGCTCCTCTAACCCAAACCCCTCTTTTGTAGATAAGAAGATTAATTCCCTGTTCTTGTTCAAGGGACGTATGGGCTTCTTATGCGAAGAGAACGTGATCATGTCTGCTGTTGGCGAACTTGAAAACCTATATCGTACCACAGTGGTTCAGGTATTTGCCTCTGACAGGATTGACGTTGCCTCTATTACAGGCCGCGTAAACAACCTATATCACGCTGCGGTATTCTCGGACACCCTTGTGCTGTTCTCGGATAGTCAACAGTTCAAACTGGTCTCAGAGAACGTGTTGTCACCTACATCTGTTGGTATTGTTCCTTCAACCAAGTTCGCGTGTTCACCTTTCACGGCCCCAGTGGCCTCAGGTCCTATCGTGTTCTTTGTTACTGATGGTGCAACCAACTCTACTGTTCGTGAATTGTACATTGATGAAGAACTCAAAACAATTGATGCGGATGAGATCACAGTACAGATACCGAGCTACATCCCCAACGAAATCAGAACACAGGCTGTGTCCACGTATGATGACGTTATGGTACAGCTATCTGCGCTAGAACCTAACAAACTCTTTGTTTACAAATGGTACACCTCAGGTGGTGAGAAAGTACAAACCGCTTGGTCTAAATGGGACTTTGGTGAAGACACGATCATTATGGGCTGTGAGTTCCTAGAGGACTTCTTATACGTGGTCTACAAAACAGGTGGACAGTTATATCTTGATAAGATGTTTCTGGACACTAAACCTGTAGACAAGGCGCTACTAGATCACCGCGTGGAACAATCGGACCTCACGATAACCTACAACGCCACTGAAGATCGTACAGAAATCACAGTACCCTACAGTACACCCGCAGACATGGAATTCTTTAAGATGGCCTCACCTAAAGGTCAGAAACTGAATGTCACTAAGATAAGTGATAACACCTATCATTTAGCAGAAGCGGATGCCACTGCTTGGGAGATCAACGCAGGTGTTCCATACACCTTTGAGTATCACTTCTCTCCTCAGTATATCCGAGAGAGTACACCCACAGGGGAAGCGGCGATCCAAGAGGGTCGTGTGCAGCTCCGATACATGTCTCTGATTTACACAGACAGTTCGTTCTTCAAAATCCAAGTGACACCAAAAAACAACCAAACCTTCGAACACCTATTCAACGCTCGTATTCTGGCTGATGAAGATAACATCATTGGCTTGATGCCTAGAGATACTGGGGAATTTAAGTTCCCCGTGTTCTCCCAGAATGACCGTGTGGATATCAAGATCATTAATGACAGCGCGTTCCCTTGTGCCTTCGGGTCAATGGAATGGACTGGGATGTATGTAGGGAAAACACAAAGGCTATAACATGAACGGCTATACCCGTAACACCTCACAGGATGACATACCTTTCCTAGCTATGAACCTGAGGGATGCTGATAAAGCGGAGATAGCTGCGGCAAGTGGATTAGCTACGGAGGTAGCCCTAGAGCGGGGCTATCTCCATTCTAAACGCTGTAAAACAGTGTGTATGTCAGATGGAACACCCGCAGCAATCTACGGGGTAGGGGACACTGACATAAAAGGTCTAGGCTCAATATGGCTCCTCGCCACACCTGATCTGATCAAAATACAAAGACAGTTTTTAAGAGAATGTAGAGAAGGTATCGCTGAGATAACTCAGGGGTATTCCTGCGTATTCAATTACACGGATGCACGTAACACCGTCCACCACAGGTGGCTGAAGTGGTGTGGGTTCACCTTTATCAAGAAACACAACCATTTCGGAAACGGTAAATTGCCTTTCCTTGAATTCGTAAAAATAACAGAGGTTAAATAAATGTGTGATCCAGTAACACTGGCGGTTGCCGCTGGAGGTACAAACCTACTTGCCAGCCAAGTTGCCGTAAACCAGCAAAACCAAGCTTCCCTCAATAACGCTTCCGCTGCACGAGGTGCCGCTGCGTACCAACAAGACCAAGAGATGGAGTCATATGTCGAGACTAATCGACAGCTATTGATGACCTCTATGGACCGCGCTTTGAACGCCCGATCTGCAACAGACTTAGCTATGGTTAGCATGTTTGAAACAGGTGGTGGCGGTCAGGTCATGACGGACATGCTTGGCGAACGTAGTTCTGTAGAGGCACGTAACATTTATCGTGATCGCTTAGAGCGTAACAGCCTAAAGATTCAATCAAACCGCAACCTCGAAGGCTACACGAATGAAGCCAAAGGTCGGATTGCAAGTCAACCAACAACCTCACTGAACATGGGTCACATTATGTCTGCGGCGTCCTCAGGGATCAGCGCGTATGGCGGCGCTGGATAAGGAAAAACAATGGCACGAATTACACCGAACATGCCAACACGCGGTGCTGCACAGAACCTGCTAAGTGTTGTTGATAATTACTATGCACCCGCGAGAGATCGCATGGGTGAAGCTGCACTGGTCAATGGCGTCAAAGCTATGTCAGGTACACTGGCTAACGCGGCACAAACCAAACGTAAAGAAGAGCTAACTGAGATTAGTCTCAAGGCCAAACAGGACGCGATGGCTGGGGATGATCCAGATGTGGAACTAGCAGAGGTCCGCATGGGCGGTTTGTTCCGTGCTAACTCTCGCGCATACAACCAGACCTACAATGAAACTATGGGTAAGCAAGCTGCTATCAAGTTTCAGAATGAGGCTGCTTTGGACTATGAAAAGTCAGGCATGAAGAACAGCACGGACCCCAACAGGTTCCGCGAGTGGATGAATGAACGTGTTGATGGTTTTCTCAAGTCTGAGGAAGGCCAGAACCCATACTTCCTAGCTGGTGCTATGCCTTACGTTCAACAAACAACCCACAACATGTCCGCTGCACATACGAGTAACATCTCAGCACAGATGGAACGTAACCACCTAGCTGCAATCCAGACACAAGCTGATAATGTTGCTTTGAAGGTTGCAAAGGGTGAAATCCCTGTAGCTGATGCTATTGCCCAAATGTCAGGTCTCAATAACCAAGCATATGCCACAGGTCTTGACGGTCCTAAAGCACGTAAGGCCCTGATATCCTCCTTTCTATCTGTTGCAGATGCTACGGATAACCCAGAGATGGTTGAGGCTCTATTAGCTGCCAGAAACGATGGGAGCCTTAGACTAACACCCGCAGAGTGGAACGCCACAGTTAATCAAGGTGAAGCCATTCAGGCAGACATTGATAGACGTGTGGAACGTCAGGTGAGACTTGATAAAGCACAGGCTGTAGCAGAGGGAAATGCTATAAATGACGTAGTAGCTGACATAGCTATGACTACTCCTAATATTTCGTTCGCACAGATGCTTCAGCTTCCTACTGAAAATGGCATGACTATGGGCGAAATGATTGCTGCAAGTCCTAATACCAAGTCCCTAATGGACTCAACTAAAGCTGCCTATGAAAGTGCAAGTGCTGTCTTTGACATTACTCCCGATCAGGAGTTGATCAACAATGTTGCGATTTCAGACGCCATTGATAACGGTGAAATCACAGACCCAGCATCTTGGTTATCTTGGAAGGGCAACGCCACACAGAACGGTGGCCTACAGTTTAACGAGAAAAACTCTGAACACGTTTTTGCTGAACTCGAAAAGGTAAATGATCCAGAACAGGCGCAGGGAACACAGGTTTACAAAGATTTCATCAAAACCGGATCAAACAGATTAATACAAGCTCTCACTAAAAATGAAGCTGGAATATTAAGTTTGGATTTTGATGGTACTTATTCAGGTGGAGAATCCGCCACTATCAAGGATAGGTACAAAACTACCGTTAACGCTTACTTACAGGCCATTCCTCCAAACAAGCAGACTGATCCCGCTTTGATCCAAGAGGCCATCGCAAAAGCCGAGAATGACGTGATGGATTTCTACCGCGATAATGATCGTGATTTCTATGACGCACGATTGCTTGAGTATCAGAAGGCGGTTGGAAATGATAGTGTGTCGTGGACCAGCAATGAATACTTTGCAACTGAAGGTCGCAGATTACTCGAAGAGCAACAGGCTTATGATGCAGAACAAAACGCTATTACTAATGCGGACCTAAGTAATGAAACCACACCATTCATTCGTTCTGACTTAAATATTCAGGCAGGTAACAATGTGTTGGATGGCGTGGGCGATACCCCACAGGAAACCACAATAAACACAAACAGCCCTGAAGTACAAAGTACCGTTGACGCAGCAAATGCGGCGGTAATTGAGCAGAAACGTGTTGCTGAAGAAAACCGTTTAACTGAACAAGCAAATGAAGCTGCTAAAGTAGCGGCACAAAAGGCTGAAGATGCGAACCTAATAAGTGATTCTAAAATCGCTGTTGAAACACTGAATAGTTTGGAAAATATCACACCAGCTAGTGCCTTACAGACATTAGGTAAACTTCAGGAACAGTTCAACCTTACAGTCCCCACAAACTATCAAGAACTCACATTCCTCATGGAAGACCTACAGGCGCTCCAACAGGAAGCTGGGGTAAATATTGACATGGGTGCCTTTGAGAAACTCCACAAAGCGGCATTAAGACAAGTCAACAATGAGGAAAATTAATGGAAAATGACCAAGGACAAGCTCCCCAAGAGGTGCTGGATCGCCTGTTTGAAAACAGAGCTAATCCTGATGTTCTAGGGGCCTTCAACGTCAGGTATGGCGCTGGGGCCGCTGAGAAATATTTAAATGATACAGCAAGTGCAACACTAGAAAACGAAGCCTTGGTCATCCCTGAAAACCACATTGAGCGTCTAAAGAACAACTTCCAAGCTGACCCACGCATTATCGGATGGTTTGATCGTACTCACGGCGCTGGCGCTGCTCAAAGTATTCTAGGGGGCGGTCAACAAGCTACCCCTCAAGAACCTAAAGAGGACGACACGAACGGCTACATGTATGACACCCTCATACAAGCCCCTTTGGCTGGTGTTGAGGACGTAGCTGACGGTCTCCTGAAGGCAGGGTCGTGGGTTGCTGATGCTGGTTTTAGTGTCAAGTCCCGCGTGGTTGCCACGAAAGACCTTGGCTTTCAAATTGTGTCTGGTGAAGAGTTTGAAGAACTAAAGAAAACAGGCAAAATTGGTGATGGTCTTATTGATTTCGTTGATGATGCAGATACAGGAATTGGTCGCTTTGTCCAAGGTCTGACTACCTTTGCGGTGCCATATGTAGGCATTGCGTCTAAAGTGGTTAAAGGCTCTGCGGTAGTAAAAGGTCTAGCGATTGGTGCGGCAGTTGATGGTATTATCATTGACCCGAATGACCCCAACCTAACAGCGTCCCTAAAGGACATGGGTGCTGACATGGGCCTAATGACGCGCCTATTAGCTACTGATGTAGATGATCCTGAGTGGCAAAATCGTCTGCGTAACGTGGTAGAAGGTAGTATCCTTGGTTTGACGATTGAGGGCCTCTTCTACGGCTTGAAGGCCGCAAAGGCCGCTAAGAATGGCGATACTGCATCTGCTGATGAGTTCACTGAGACCATGCAAGGTTTTAATGATCAAGTTGATGGTGCACTGCGTCAATCGGCTGATGAAGTAGCACAGGATGCGCAGAAGACCATTGATATGGTTGATACTGTGTTTCCTAAGGTAGACACAGACGGACAACTCTCTCTGGATTTAGGGTTACCAAAGGCACAATCACCTGAGGAAATCTCTAAAGCTGTTAAGGTTCCATATCGTTTAACCAACGAACAGATCGAGAATATCCGTTATGCTACCCGTCTAGCCGATGGGGACCCCCAAGAAGCCGCAAGGGTGATGAAGCTGTCCTTTCGTTCTGTAAACACCATGAATGACTATGATGATGTTCTGTCTTCAATGGCTGCTGTGAAGCATGTCATGGAGAAAGAGTTTCTAGAGATGCGTGGTGGTGACGTACAGCGGTGGTCCACTGTCAAAGCACAGACGACTAAGCGTGTTCGCCACATGGCTGACCTACTAGGTAAAGACCCTGAGGCTCTTCTTAATGAGATGAAGGGTGGCTTTAATGTCCCTGCACACAAGCTTGCTGCTGAGATTGCGGCAAAGGACCAACTCCTGTTGGTCATGGAACTTGAACTTAAAGACCTGAGTAACATGATTACTACGGGTAAGGTTTCAGGCGAGTATCAGAGTGTAGAAGAGGTTATCATGGCCTTTAATGCACGTAGAGAAATCGCGTCTAACGTGCTTATGTCAGTTGATGCTGCAAGAGCAAACGTAGGTCGTGCGCTAAACGCTATGAAGATGACACGGGTTGCTGATCCTAAACTACGTGAGATGATCAAGAACTCTGCGGAAAACTCGGATGCCCGTGCGGTAGCCAAGGCGATTGCTAACTCTGACCAACCTCTCAAGACAGCCTTAAATCTAGGCAAGAGCCTACAGAAAACTATGGATATGGTTAACCACTTCCGTATTAATGCTCTGCTGTCTGGTGTGGGTACACAACAGGTTAACTTGATTGGGACGGCGGCTAACTCCGTCATGATTCCTCTACAGCAGATCATGGGTGGTCAGGTAAAACATGGCGTAAGAACATTGGCTTACCAATTATCATCGTCTCTAGAGGCAATGAAGATGTCAGTGAAAGCTTTCCAAGATGACACATCTATTTTGGATGTATTATCCACGAAGTTTGACATGAATGAAGATATCGCTAAAGGCAGTAAAAACCTCCCTATGAAGGTCGTTTCGTTACCTTCACGGTTCCTCCTGTCTATGGATGAGTTCTTTAAGCAAGCCACATATCGTGGGCGGGTCATGGCTGATGCAGCTATGGAAGCAGATAATGCAGGTCTCAAGGGTGCTAAACGTGCCGAGTTTATTCAAGACTACATCTCTAAAAGCTTTGGTAAGAATGGTGAGGCAATTCGCGCAGATGCGCTTCTACAGTCACAACGGGCCTCATTCACTGAATCCCTCGAAGCGGGTTCTATGGGGCAGAAGTTCCAAGCACTAGGTCGTGGTGAGGGCGTGGGTGCAGCAATGTTCCGTTTCGTTCTACCTTTTGTGCGTACTCCGATTAACATCTTGAGCCAATCCTTTCAGAACATGCCTGTTTTGCAGTTTGCCTCAAAGCGGTTCCAAGACGACTTAATGGGTGGTGATCCTATCCGCGCAGCACAAGCTCGTGGCAAGATTATGACAGGTTTAGCTATTACATCTGTTGGCTACTTCCTCGCAGGTCGCGGGGACTTCACAGGTTCTGGACCAAGCGATCCACGTATTCGTGCTGAGTGGCTGAAAAACAACCAACCATACTCAATTAAGATACAGAAAGATGATGGTTCCTTTTATTGGTTCAGCTACCAACGGTTCGAGCCACTTGCTAACGTAATGTCTATCTTTGCGGATGTTAACGAGATCGTTCGTGACCCTTACAATGAACGTGAAACATCTAAGCTAAACATTACTGCGGCTCTGACACTTGCTATCGCAGAGAACACAATCAACAAGACTTTCACAAAAGGTCTCGCAGATACGTTCGCGATGATGACAGGCGACCCCATCAAGTCCGAGAGGGCTTTCCTTAGTATGGTGGGTTCCTTTGTACCAAACATCCTAAACCAAACTAATGGTGACGAGGCGTTTAGAGAAGTCAGGTCTGTCACAGACGTTCTTCTATCTCGTACAGGTTTGTATGAAGATGTTGATCCAAAGCGGAATGTCATGGGTGAGGTCATCCTACGCCCAACATCCAAGATGGACCCTATGGGTCTATTTAATATTGGGAACTACCGAGAAGAAGATGCAGTGATTGCAGAGTTGAGCCGTGTGTCCATGAAGGATGGATCAGCATTCTCTCAGTTAAGCAATGTTATCTTTATTGACGGTAAGAACGAGAGCCTGAAGGACATGCCATATCAAGATGGCCCACAATCAATGTTTGACAAACTCTTAGAACAGACCTCCACAACAGAAATCGGGGGAATGACTATGAGGGAAAAGCTTGCTGAAGTTATGGCTTCTAAAGGCTACCAACGGGCAATTGACGGGTCTTCTGGTCTAGGATCGAGAGGCACCAAAGGCATGATCATTGGTAAGGTTATCAAAGCCTACCGAGATAAAGCCAAGAGTGAAATCCCAGAATTCAGGGAACTTCTCATCAGAAGCCAAGAGAGCAAACGGGAACTCATTAGATCCCAGATATTGGAAAACGCCAACGCGATCTCCCAGAACAGCCAAGACCGCTTCAAGAACTTTGATGCAGTCTTCCCTAACCAATAGGACAATTAGATGCCCACAGTAAAATATTCCATTTCGGATTATATAGCCGATGGTACGACTACTGACTATTTGATCACTTGGGATTACCTTGATGACGACCATATTACGGTTGAAATTGATGGTGTTACCAACTCTGATCCATTAGCAAACCATACCTTCATAAAACTTAACAACACTACAGTTCGCGTCACCGATACTATTGGTAGTGCTATTGTGTCTGGTAAAGAAATCCAGATTAAACGTGCTACACCAATCACAACACGTCCTATTAGTTTTTCGGACGGTTCTGCCTTACTTGCGGCTGATCTTAATAAGAACTCGGACTACTTGCTGTTCTCCATGCAAGAAGCCTTGGATCAAGTTGACTTCTCTGTGCAGTACCAAGAGGAAGCTGAAGGTTTCAAGGACGCCACAGAGGTGCTTCGCGATGAGACACAGGCATTGCGTAATCTGTCTGAGGCAGATGAGCAAACTGCAACCCAACAGGCCACTATTTCCACTACAAAAGCGGGTGAAGCTGCTGGTAGTGCTGCGGCTGCGTTGGTTTCTGAAAATGCTGCAAGTGTTTCAGCGGGTGAAGCACTGGCCAGTAAGAATGAGGCAACGACCCAAGCAGGTCTAGCAACCACTAATGGCGCTGCGCAGGTTTCTCTAGCTGCTGGACAGGTTGCTCTGGCAACGACCCAAGCAGGTCTAGCAACCACCAACGGTGCCACACAGGTTTCTCTAGCTGCTGGGCAAGTTGCACTGGCAACAACTCAAGTGGGTCTTGCAACCACTAAAGCTTCAGACGCTTCAGGTTCTGCATCGACTGCATCTGGTCACGCTAATACAGCCACTACACAAGCTGGAATAGCTACAACCAAAGCTGGCGAGGCATCTACATCAGCAACAACAGCGACTACCAAGGCTGGTGAGGCATCTACTAGCGCCTCTGCTGCTGCTGGTTCTGCCACTGCTGCTGCTGACTCCGCTGCTGCTGCGGCTGCTGCCTTTGATTCCTTTGACGATAAGTATCTTGGAAGCAAAACTGGATACGCGGGTAGCGGCACAGGCC